GAGGAACCACCCCACCGTCGTCCTACGGTGCCCCGAATCTCAATCCTGGTTGAGCAGCCATGGAAACCCCCCCGTCGACCAAATTGCAAAAGTTGACGGCTGATGAACGCAAGCTATGCCGCGAGCAAGGCAGATGCTTCAAATGCCGCGAGCCCGGACACATTTCGAAAGATTGTGAAGCAGGCAAGTCGCAGAAGAAGAAATCTTCCCGCGCATGGCAACCCAAAGGCGGCCAGAAAGGCAAGACCAAGGAGCCCCGCACCCCTACCCCTGAGAAATCAGGGTCTGACAGTAAGGGTAAAGGAAAAACCAAGGTCACAGACGCCACTGAGTCGCCTCCCCCCACCCCCCGCCCGGAGGACGAGCCCCCGGCCCTCTCTTTGCAAATGAGAGGAGTCAGGCTCGCCCCCATCCAGGGGACGTCCGCAGCAATCGCTGATGATGAGGAGAGATCCCCGTCACCACCAAAGCGATCACGCTCGGCGCCCCCCCCGCTCCGCTCGCCCTACGAAGGGAATTTCCCTAAGAGCGAGCGGTTGGATCGTGCCCTTGAGCACCTTCCTGCGTTCAAGGACGCTATCGCCGCTGACCGTGCTCAAAAAGCCGAAGACACCGTAAAACCGGTAGCTGAAGCAACAAGGTCAGGAAAGGATAGCAAACGGCGTGTTGTCACGGAAGACATGATGGAACAAAGGACAATCCAGTACATCAAACCTTTGATGAGGTACAACCAACCCGAAAACGATCTGTACAACCCTTGGTATGGTTGCTGGATATTCCCACGCCTCAGACGTTGGCTTAAGAGGAGACGTCAAGCTCGCGCTGACATTCGCGCGTATGACACGTTCATAGACTTCTCCGACCCCAACGCGCAGGACCCCAGGCAAAAGGCCTTGTGGTTCCATGCGGGCGATCTCAACTCAGTGATCGCCCACCAAGTCCGCGCCAAGTTTCCTATCCTGGAGGATAACGCAGCTGGTCGCGGCGCTGTTCAACGTATGGCTATCCGGGTCATATGTGATCAGCTCACTGTTGATAAAGTCGAAGAGCTCCCTGATCCGGAGACTTTTGCGATGCACCTATACAAGATCATTGAGATGGTGTTTTCGCCCACATTCAACGAGCTGATGGAACAGCAAATCGCCGATTCCGCACCCTACCGTGCTAGACGGAGGGCGCACAAGCGGCCGGCGATTTTCTGCTGACTCCCGAGTTTAAAGTCGCCACTCGCGCCACCCACCCAATAGTGAAAAAGTTGATAGCCAAGAACGATAGGAAGGTGCTAATGCCTTACTTTGGATACAACAAAGAGGAGGAAAGGGGCGAGTGTTGGATGCGGCTTAAGATTCGGGAGGAGGTGTACAAGCGTCGTAGGCTCAATGCATTCGGCCCGGTGGGCGGGTCCATGCAATTCGGCGCTCATGACCGAGACGTCATAACGGCAGCGAGAGGTGTTTACACTCGCATCTTCGTCTGCAAAACCAGAGGAGCTGCTCCCTGGTACCCAACATACGATGCACTGCGCGACAAGCTTCGCCCGTTCACCCAGGCCCTGCGAAAACGTGCTTTCACCTTGGTCCCTTGGAGCTTTGACAGGTTCATAGCTTCATACCATGGTTTAAAACAAACACGTTACAGGAATGCCGTCGAATCCTTGTTTTACGAGGATCTTGAACACAAAGATAGCATATGCGCAACCTTCGTGAAGATGGAGAAACTGCCATTTTCCAAGAAGCCCGATCCAGACCCCAGGGTCATCCAGCCCCGGAGTGATAGGTTTCACGTATCGTTTGGCGTCTACATTCGCCCACTGGAAGCAGTATTGTTTAAGGCCGTAGCCAAAATCTTTACTGAGGTCACAATATTCAAAGGCCTCAACGCGTTCCAACAAGGCCAGTGCTTCGCTCAGAAATGGGCGCAGTACACCGATCCAGTTGCTATTGGATTGGATGCTATCCGACAGGATCAGCACATGTCCCCCGCCATGTTACTATACATGGCCATGGTGTATCAATGGTATTACAACTCCCCCGAGTTGGCTCAGTTGCTTGAGTGGCAAAGAGTGATAAAAGGCGTCATGCGTGACGCTACAGGAACACTCAAGTACAAGAAAATCGGTGGGGGTGCTTCCGGAGATATGGATACCTCCCTGCGTAGCTGCATTGTCAGTGTGGCTATTGTGGGGGCTTTCATGTTTCCTACCAAGCTCAAGTTCTCGCTCGCCAACAACGGCGACGACAATGTGATCATCATGGAAAGGGCCGACATGGGTGTGGTGGATGGCCTTCCCGCATTTTCAGCGGAATGCGGTTTCCCACTCACAACCGACCCCCCCGTGTACCAGCTCGAACACATCGAGTTTTGCAAAACGAGACCCGTCTTTGACGGGCAGCACTGGTGCATGGTTCGCGACCCACGAGTATGTTTATCCAAAGACCTCACATCCGTGAAACCATTCCACAACGAGAAGGCGTGGAATACATTACGCAATTCCGTGGGGCTGTGTGGCCAGTCTTTGGCAGGTCACATGCCCATCTACACGGAGTTTTACAAGATGCTGTGCAGAAATGCAGGCACACGCGTAGACAAGGATGCAACTGAGTCAGGATTTACCATGCTTGCTCGTGGGATGCGCAACGATGGCGTGGTGACCAGCCAGGCTCGAGTGAGTTTCTGGCAAGCGTTCCAAATCACACCAGCTGAGCAGGTAGCCCTGGAAGCCTACTATGCCTCAGTGGACCTCAAGTGGAGCACACCCTCAGAGGTTGAGCTCTACAGTGTCCCGCCTCACATCCCGCTGACCTCCATGGGGTCCGCTGTTTAACTGCCCAAAACGGTGCCTGAGCCGGCTTAATAATTCCGTGCTAAACAAAATGCCGAGAGACTGCACGGGCAGGCGCCAGTCACAGCGGATGTACAGTCCCAGACGCCTCTGGCATCCCATACTAGGCTCCCTACACTCTGGCGACCCTAGATCCAACTCACGCGCCGAACCTCAACAGGTCGGCACTCAACTCCACCCTCGACCGAATCGCCGATCCCGGCGCTGCAGCAAGACGCACTCTCCAACGTGCCGCTGTAGCTTTTGCAGCTTCTGCAATCGGAAACCGTTTGCGCCAACCGAAACCGTCCTCCACATCTTCTACAACTCCGATGACGAACCGCCGCGGTACCAAGTTACGCGCCGCAGTGCAGTCTCGGTCTCGCACGAGCCAGGCTGCACGTCAACGCAACGGTGGGTCCGCTGCGAACCGCGCTGTCCGCGCCCCGGTGGCCATGTCCGTGGCCAACCGGCAAGCGACAGAGATGACCAGCATGACCATCAAAAGGAAGGAGTTCCTATTCGATAAAAAGGCGTCATCATCAGATTTCGATCTTGATGGTGGCGTGGACGTGTCTCCGACCATTTTCCCATGGGCGGCGGCATTTGCCCGCAACTACGAATTTTACCACATTGATGAGTTGGAATTCCGCTACATCCCTACAACCGGAACCACTGAAAAGGGATACATCGCCATGTTCCTCGACTTCGACCCTTCGGACGATGCCCCCTCCTCAAAGCGACAGTTCTTGAACCAGAGAAATGCTGTCGCTGGTCCAGCGTGGCAGCGAGCCTCGCTGCGCATTTCGGCCTCTGATCTGCGCAAAAAGTTGTACACCAATCCGGTGTCACTCTCGTCGGCCCAGCTTCGGCAGAACTCCGCTGGCAGGTTTTACTTTGCCCGCGGTGGCCAACAAGACACAGGTGCTTCCATGGGCGAGATCTGGGTACACTACAAGCTTCGCTACACTGTGCCGCAGATCCCCAGCACATTTTCCCCCAACACGCTCGAGAACTTTGGAGCCGTAACCTATGGTGAAGGCACCACAGCGAGCCCCCTCGGCAACAGGTTTGAGGGTGCCCTCCCAGCCACAATCGGTCAAGGATCCTCGACCATTGCGATGACATTCACGGAAGATTGGTCCGGAATGTTTTCCATGGAATCAGCTGGCACAGACCTCCAGCCGATCCGCCTTGACAGTTTCACTGGCTCTGCGAACCTGAGCACCCTTGTTGTCAAAGACAACAACACGACCCTGTACCACACTTGTGCATTCAGCGCTACTGCTGGAACACATTTGGTGTTGGAAGCCCCGTGTTCCACCATCACCAACGCCAGTTGGTATTGGATGCGAGGACCGTACCTGTCTTCAGTACCGTAGGCAGGTACGGTCGGTAAGGCACGACGATCTAGTCGTGGACGGTTGACACCCGCCCCACCCCAGTCATACCGGCTGCTCCAGGTCGGTAGGGGACTTCGACCACCCCCACTCCCACTCCCGTGACTTAGTCCACCACGGGCTGCATGGTAAGGCAGGGTTATTAAGCCCTGGACAGACTCACGTCTGCCCCACCCCAGTGTCCACACCGTAAGACCATTGAGCAGGTGTGGGTATCCATGTTATCACAGACGGATAAGAAAACAAAAATTGTTCACTGAAGGAAAACCCAACAAACATAGTCTCTATATTTGTAACGTATTGTCCGTCCAGCTTCCCCTTCGGCCCTTCACGACGGCCGTCGTAGGTAGTGTATGGCTTGAAAGCCCGGTCAGCCTTGACAACCTGACCGTAGATCCAATGGCAGCGGTTGCTGCAGTCCCGCATGGTCCCACCGTAACGGGTGGGAGGGCGTAACCAGAGCGGTCCCTGCACAGTCCAAGTGCACCCCCAGTCACGTGGTTAGCCACAACGAC